TTTCCTCGTAGGCAATCATATCTTCCAAGTCACATTGCCGATCACCGGCACCCCGCGCGTCTTGCTGGTCAAACAAATCAAACTGCATGTCGTTTCCTTCCTGTAAAAAACAAATCACAACTTGATATGTAAGCGATATCGTTTTATGTGTCAATAGTGATATCGGAAAAAAATGCACAGAAAGGTAAAAAAAATGTCAAAAAAACGCTTAGTTGCTGAAAACATTGTAGTTTTTCACACTCGAATGCCCGCAGAAACAAAGGAAAAGCTGGATTTATACGCAGATAGAATGGGAGAAAGTGCGGCCAGGGTCTTATCTAATCTGGTTGACCAACATCTGCCCAGCGCAAAACCGGCGGTCACTTTCACAGAAAATGATGACCAGGTTGATCTTGAAACATGGCTAAGAAACCATGAGTAAAAGCATTCATAAAGTTAGTTTCTGGTTGGCTGAGACGCCAATCGGCAAGGGTCGCCCACGGTTTACCAGAGCCGGGCGCGTGTTCACGCCAAAGAAAACAAAAGACTTTGAGCTAAAGATCGCGGCCAAGGCAAGCGATGAAATGGTGTCTCTGGGGATTGATCCGTTCACCGTTCCGTGTAAGGTTTATATCTTGGCACAGTTTCCCATCCCCAAATCATGGCCCAAGAAGCGCGTAGAGGCCGCTACACGCGGGGAAGTGGTTCCCGGCAAGCCGGACATTGATAATGTGGCAAAGCTCGTTCTGGACGCTCTCAACGGCGTTTGCTTTGAAGATGATAAGCTGGTTCAGACGTTAAAGATCACCAAGAAGTACGGCCAGCCGTTGTTATTGGTGCAAGTGGAGGCAGAAACATGAGAACAACAAAACAAGATAAGCTGTGCATTGCAGCGGCCATTGTGTTGACCGTGGTTGCAATCATCGCAATCAGTATGGGGCTGATATGAAACCGGTAACCATCAGGGCAAAGGATCTCAGAAAGTTTGCGATCTTACCAATCAAAGCAATCACAGATCCCGAGGTCACAAGAACCACGGCTCTCTCTGTCTTGGCTGCTCTCTGTAGTTATTGCGATGAAACGGGCTGTACGTTCGTCTCACAGGCCCGGTTGGCAAGCGATCTTGGCATCTCACGTCAAGCAGTCAACAAGCAGCTAAGAAAGCTCAGAGACTTAGAGTATATTGTCAGGGCCAAGCGGCGTTACAAAGGACAGACAACAACCACCTATAAAGTTATTTATGACGATGTAAAAACAGAAGAAGAAGCACTTGCAAACTTATCACCAGCAGAGAGAATAGGACTAGAAGAACGCAGAGAAAAGCTAAGACAACAGATGGAAAAGAAGCCTGGAAAGATAGTCAATTTGCCTGTGGATAACTCTGTGGATAAGTCTGTGGATAAGTCTAACGTGTCAACCTCAGAAGTTTCACAGGGTGCAACCTCAGAAGTTTCACCCCCTGAAACCCCAGAAGTTTCACTAAACAGACCATTTAACAGTATATCTAACAGTATAAGCGATGTGTCTAGGCAATGTTGTTCTTTGTTTTTAAGAATTGCTGAAAGTTACGGAACACCAAGACAAGTCAACGACAGAGATTATCAAGTCATGGAAAGTTGGGTCAATGATGGGCTGACAGTCCAGATATGGGGCGATATCCTGAAGGACCATGCGAAATGGTGCCACGATAACCGCAGAGACTACCCGCGAGGGCTGGCTTGGTTCGCGGTTCCGGTGCAAAAGAAGCTGGGAAATGCACCAAAACGCGGTAAGAATACAATCGGAGCGGTAGTAAAAAAGCTAAGACCTTGATATTAAACGATAAGTCATTTAACATAATACCTATTATGCGCCGTAATCGATTTAGATCGCAGTTTCAGCGCGACCTGCCCCGGATCGATCCGCGCCCGACCGACCCCCTTGCCCCCCACCCCCGCGCGGGTATGTGCATACCCCCACATAAATATTTTCTGGTTTTTTTCTGGATTGTGTGCCATATCTATTTTTATCAATTAGGAAGGATTGAGTTATGAAGAAGATGTATCGAGTTGTTCAGGGACAGAAGCGGCGGAATGATCCTGAGAAGAAGGATTGGGTGAGATTGGGTATTGCGTTCAGCGACAGTAACGGGATGCGAGTTAAGTTGAATGCGTTGCCATTGCCTGATGAGAATGGGGAGATTTGGTTAAACTTGTTTGAGGATGAGCCGAAGTCTGGTAGTCAGCAGATGCAAAGGTCTTCTCAGACAGAAGATGCTATACCGTTCTGATGGCGAGAACCCGGCAGACTCCGATTGGCAGATTTGGTGGTGTGCGTTTAGCACAGCGGCGTATTCGGACCAGTGAGACGTTGGAGAATAACAAGGAAGCAGTTGCCCAGGAGTTAATTGCTCTTGGGACCACTTCGATAACTGAGATTATGAATCTTGATGGTTCTATGCGTCCGTTGGATGAAATACCGGATTATGCACTCAGGGCGATAAAGAAGATTGTTCCGATGCCGGATGGTCGTGTATCGATTGAGTTGTTTGATAAAGTGAGTGTTTTGCGTATCTTGGCGAAGGCTGCTGGTTTCTTAGATAATCCTGAGAAAGAGAACGATAAGCCATCGATTGTTGGGATTAACATGCGTGGACCGGCGGCAACGACAGAGTATGCTGAGGTGGTGGATGAAACAGATAATAGCTGATGATGAGATGTCGACAGCGTCTAACATGCAGTATGCGGCAATGTATTTTTCTCATCGCGTTAGATGTTTAGAAGCGGCGCTTGAAGAGATTGAGAAGGTTGCTCTGGTTAGCGAGGGCGTTGAGTTCTACGCAATGGTAGCGCGTAAGGGTTTAGATGGCGAGTTCGATTATGACGGATATTCCGAGCCTTGATTTAAACTTTGAGAACAGTCCGACTGTTTGGAAGTTTCTGCATGATGACAGCTTTGTTCGGGGATTGATGGGTCCGGTTGGATCTGGGAAGTCTTACGGGTGTGCGGCTGAGATTATGTTGCGGGCGGTGCGTCAAAGGCCCAGCCCCAGAGATGGGATCAGATATTCTCGGTTTGTGATTGTCAGAAATACTTATCCTGAGTTGAGAACAACGACGATTAAGACGTGGCAGGAGTTGTTTCCAGAGGATGTTTGGGGTGGAATGCGCTGGCAACCGCCTATTTCGCACCATATTCGGATTCCGACGAGAGAGGATATTCCGGGCATTGATTGCGAAGTGATCTTCATGGCCCTTTCTTCTCCGCAAGATGTACGGAAGCTGCTGTCATTGGAGCTTACGGGGGCTTGGGTGAATGAGGCCAGAGAGTTGCCGAAGGCGGTGATTGATGGTTTGACGCACAGAGTTGGGCGATATCCGACAAAAGCAGATGGTTCTCCGACATGGTACGGCATTTGGATGGATACGAACCCGCCTGACAATGACCATTGGTGGCATGAGTTGGCAGAGAAAAATCCCATTGGTGGTGCATACCCGTGGACATTCTTCAGACAACCCGGCGGTGTTTTGGCGGTGGATGGGAAAGATGTGCCGGAGAATCCAGAGGCGCAGGGCCATGTGTTTTCTGGGGGCAAATGGTGGAAAACCAATGAGGATGCGGAGAATAGAAACAATCTGCCGCCCGGATACTATCAGCAGCTTCTCGGCGGAAAGAATGCTGATTGGATCAGATGTTATGCGCAGGGAATGTACACATTTGTGCAAGAGGGGCGTCCGGTCTGGCCAGAGTATGACGATGAATTGATGAGCGGGGATGTTGAGGTTGATCCGTATTATCCCATGCAGATCGGCGTTGACTTTGGATTAACACCGGCTGCGATCTTTGGGCAGAGAACACAGGCAGGGGCGTGGCGGATCTGCGATGAGCTTGTGACGTTTGACATGGGCCTTGAGCGGTTTGGTCAGGAAATGATGGCGCTGATTGCTCAGAAATATTCTAAGCATGATATTCTGATCTGGGGCGATCCGGCGGGGAATAAACGGGATGAGATTTACGAGGTTACAGCCTTTGACCATCTCAGATCACTTGGTTTCAAAGCACAACCAACAGAAAGCAATGCGTTTCAAGTCAGACGAGAGGCTGGGGCTAGTCCTATGGGGCGGCTGATAAATGGCAAGCCTGGGCTGATGGTGGATAAGAAGTGTTTGAGATTGCGCAAATCTCTGAGCGGTGGATACTTTTTCAAGCGTCAAAGCATGGGCGCTGGGCAGGATCGATTTAAAGATACGCCGGTGAAGAACGATCATTCACACTGCGGGGATGCGTTCGGATATCTTATGCTGGGCGGCGGTGAACAGCGCCGGTTGCGCAGAGGAAGCTATGGCAATTCCTTCGCAGCACAAAGCTATTCTGCGGAAACGGAATTTAATGTGTTCTGATGGGACTAATCCAGCTACCAACCTTTCAAATGCGAACCGATGAGCAAATCGTTCCGCTCACACTCAGCCATGTTTATAATATTAAGCTGGGACCGCATGAGGAGGAATACGCCAGACATATACCGCACTACAGAGATTATGTTTGGGATTATTCTGTGCTGGGCTGGTCATGGACTGCTATCGGGCGCGGCAAGGTTATTGCTATCTTCGGAGTAAGGGATATATGGCCCGGTTTAGTCGAAGCTTGGTTTATTCCGGGCGAGGGCTTGGATCGCCATGCAAGGTCAACTTTGATCGGTGCAAGGGCGCTTTTGCGTGAAGTGATGTCTGATACAGATATCAGACGTATGCAAATCTTCGTAAAAGTGGACAATACCCGCGCATTAAGGTTTGCTAAGGCAC